ACAAATGCCCACACTGGCAGATTTGGTAAGGTGCATTGTTTGACAGATGCGGAAGCAACTTTTGTTGCTGAGAATATTACTGAAAATGGTTCTGCAACTATTAATGGCATAACTATGAAGGCATCATCTGAAGTTTGTGGTGTGATCACAAGTATCACTCTTGCAAGTGGTCAGGTCATAGCTTATTCATTATGAGTCTTGCTAACGCACTAAAAAAGGCAGCATCAAAAACTCTGAGCAAACTTGGAGGTGATGTGACTATCAGACAGGTAACGGCTGGCAGTTATAACACGACCACAGGAGCTATTACAGAATCCACATCTGATACAACCGTAAAAGGAGCGTTAACAAATGTAAATAGATCTGAGGTAAATGATCTGATTGAATCACAGGATAAAAGACTAACAATATCAGCAGGGGATTTATCTTTTGTACCGACTACGAAAGACAGAGTTGTTATAAGCAGTGTTGAGTTTAAAATTATTCAGGTTGTAACGAATGAACAAAATAATACAGCAATAAGTTTTGATCTTATCTTGAGGTAAACATGGCAAGACAAATAAGGCTTGATCAAATTGATGATGTTATGAGAGAAGCCGTAGAAGATTTAGTAAAAGCTACTACTTTGGAGTGGACATCAAGAGTTAAAAAAGCTACACCAGTTGATACAGGAAGATTAAGAGCAGCATGGCAGACAGATATTAAACCATTACAGGGAACAGTTACAAATAACCTGCCTTATGCAGAACCAGTTTGTTTTGGTGTGAACTTACCACCATCATGGGGCGGTCAATATAGAACAAGACAAAAAACAGTTCCTGGTTTTCCTGAACTTATAGGCAAAGAGCTTGAACAATATGCTAGAAAAGAATACGAAAGAATAAAAAGAGGAATATAAATGGCTGCTGTAGATTTAAACACCGTAAGATCCACAATCGAGGCGAGACTAGCAACAGAACTTGCTTCAAGTCCAGCGATTCCTGTTGTTTTTAATAACATGGCATTTGATTCCACTACAGAAGATACTTTTGTTCAATGTGTTACTAGCTTTGGTGCTAATGAATATTTAACTCAAGGTGATTCAAGCACTGCTACAAATAATGTTGTCGGTTTGGTTATACTAAATATCTTCACAGAAGAGGGCATTGGGGCAGGGTCAAACTATACCATTTGCAAGAGGCTTAGAGACTTATACAATAGGATCACTGTTTCTAATGTAATTTTTGATCCACCTATAGGGCCTGAGATATTTACATCAAGTCCAGAAGGTAAGTTTCAAACTCAAATTAGAATCACTTTTAACATTTATGAGGATCTTTAAATGGAAATAACAGAGGCAATGCTTGATGCAATCGAGGCTGTAAAAGGTAGGCGTGACCCTGCTTATTGGGATGGTCGTTGCAGACGATATATGGAAAAGCAAGAAAATTTAAAAAAAGATGTAAAAAAACCTAAAAAAGGTTAATATAAAATAAATACTTTCTTTTGTTATGGCTATTAAGGGTGATGTAGGAAAAATCATGTTTGAAAACGCTGGCGGTACGGAAGCTGACGTTGGTCAAACAAGATCATGGTCTTTATCTATTACTAAAGACACAATGGAGACAACCAAGCAGGGAGATACCTTTAAAACAAATATTGGAGGCTTAATCACTGGTGAAGGTTCAGCGGAACTTTTATATGCCCCTACTGAAACTGGAACAGGTTACACAACATTTATTGATGATGTATTAACCACAGGTGATAACGCTGACGCATTATTTGAATTATTCCCTGATTCTGGAGAATCAGCAAAGAAAATTAGTTTTGCTGGGATTATTACCAATGCTGAATATGGTGCAACACTTGGTGAAGTTCAGATAATTAATATCAGTTTTATTACAAGCGGTACCATAACTTCAGCTATATAGTACATTTTAAATAACTAACCCCATTTAATTTATGCCAAACAAAAGAACTATTGATCTGTTGACTGAATCTTACAAAGATCAGATGACAGCTAGACGTAAATATGAATTTAAAAACTCTAAAGGTGAAAAGGTAGTTGATTTATACTTTAAGCCATTAACAAGATTTGATAGACAAAGAGCGCAAAGTGTTGCTGGCACTGATGAAGCTCTTACAGTATCAACTCAACTACTTTGTCAAATGGCAGAATTAGAAGATGGCACAAAAGCTTTTGCTCTTGCAGATGCACCAAACTTACAAAGAGAATTACCAGAGAATATTTTAAATGAAATAGAGTTATTTTTGTTTGATATAAAACTTGATGTAGATACAGCAAAAAACGATTAAGGCGAGATAGTTGGCTTAATTTTGAGTTTTTTCTCGCAACAGAACTTGGTAAGACATTAATTGAATTAAGAAAAGCTGTAACAGAAGAGGAGCTTATTTATTGGGCTGCATATTATGAAAATAAATTTGACGAAGAAAAAAGAGCAGCACAACGACAAAAGGCCAAATCAAGGTAATATATAATAAAGGCTTTTTTTATTTGTGGCACAGGCTAATGTAAAACTTACTGTAGATGCCACTAATGCGACTAGAGCATTACAGGGAGTACAAAATAAAACAAACACATTACAGAAGTCATTTGGTGGACTGCAAAGAGTTGTTGCTGGTGTAGGTTTAACAGTTTTAGCAAGACAGGCTATAAATACTTCAGCAAATTTTGAAAAATTAAATGTGAGACTTGGACTTTTGACGAAAGCATCAGGAACTTTTGCAAGGTCACAAGAATTAGCAGCACAAGCACAAAAAAGTTTCGGTCTTAGTGCAACTGAGGCTCTTGAAGGAATTACTGATATAACAGCGAGATTACAGCCTTTAGGTGTTTCTGTTGAAGATATAAAGACAACATTTTTCGGATTTAATACAGCAGCTAAATTGGCTGGAGCTTCAGCTATTGAATCATCAAACGCATTTAGACAGTTAGCTCAGGCTCTTGGTTCTGGTCGCTTACAAGGAGATGAATTTAGAAGTATATCTGAACAAATACCGACAATTCTAAAGCCAGTTGCAGATGAACTTGGAACGACTGTAGGAGAACTTAAGAAATTTAGTAGTGAAGGAAAGATAACCAGTGCTGTTGTTATAAGAGCTTTGAAAAAAATTGAGACTGAAGGTAGTGCCTCTTTAAAAGAACTATTAAAAAATGATCCTACGCAAGTATTTAAAAATCTAAGCAATGAAACAGAAAATCTATCAAGAGCATTTGGTGATGCTTTAGCCCCAGCTATTTTACCTGTTATTAGAGGAATTACAGAAATAACCAAAGCAATAACTGATTTTATAAATTCTGGTGCTGGTCAAATAACTCTTATATTTACTGGAATTGCTACCGCCATCAAAGGAGTGCTAATTGTTGCACCTATTTTAACCGCTCAATTATTAGCATTAAAAGCGAATTTTGCTGCATTAGTCGTGGGTGGAAAAATATTTACAGGTTCTTTAGTAGGAATGAAAGCGACTTTAGCTGCAACTTCTGTTGGTTTTGCTACTGCCACAGCAGCGACTAGAGCCTTTAAAATTGCTCTTGCTGGAACTGGTATTGGTCTTGTGGTTGTTGGTTTAGGAATGTTAGCAGCAAAATTTATTGACAATAAAAATGCAGCAAAAGAAGCTGCCGATGCTACAAAAGAATTTAACAAACAACTGGGAATTATTGAAGATGAGGGAGGTGAAGCGGCAAAAATAATAGAAGAAATAACAAAAAAACAAAGAGAATTAAACAAAGCAAGAATAAGACCAGCAACTGAAAAAAGGCTCAAAGATGACATAAAAGAATTAAAGACAAGACAAAAAATATTAGAAGGTGAAAAGGATCGTAAAAAGATTGAAGCAGATATGAAAAAATTTAATGATATGACAATTGGATTTTTAAAAGAACAAAATGTATTAGAACAAAAGCTTACTGGAAAAACAGATGAACAAATAACTCTCGAACAAAAGATTCTTGACATAAAAAAACAATTTGAACCCGAAGACGCTGCACGCTTAATTAATCTTTTAAAGAAAAATGAAAAATTAAAAGAAAGTATTGATTTAATGGAGGAGGAAAAAAAGAAGGCAGAAGAACTTAAACAAAAATTTGCAGATATTGGTGAAGCAATAGAAAGCAGTATAAAAGATAATTTAAGAGATGCTATTACAGGCGCACAATCTTTTGGTCAGGCAATGACAAATGTATTGAACAGGATAAGAGATAAAATTATTGATGCTCAATTAGATAATTTACTTGGACAATTTGGAGAAAACTTTAGTGCTGGTGCAAGACGCACAGGAGGGAGAGGTATTGGTGGATTTTTAGGTGGTCTTATAGGTGGTCTTTTTGCAAATGGTGGTAGGCCGCCAGTTGGTAAAGCATCTATCGTTGGTGAACGTGGCCCAGAATTATTTGTTCCAAAGGTTGCTGGTACTATAATTCCTAATAATGCAATTGGTGGAGGTGATAATGTGACTAACATGGTGACGGTGAATGTAGACGCACAAGGTTCTTCTGTTGCTGGCAGTAGCACTGATGCACAGGCTTTAGGGGCAGCGATAGGGGCTGCTGTACAGGCACAACTGATAAAAGAAAAAAGACCTGGAGGACTTTTAACAAGGTAACATGGCAACTTTTCCTAACTTTCAGCCTATTTATGGGATGAGAAAAACAAGCGCACCAAAAATCAGGACAACAAGTCTTGGAGATGGCTATGAGTTCAGGGCTTTATTTGGCCTTCCACTTACTCAAGATCCTAAAGTGTATGATTTAACTTTCAACGTATCAGAAGAGGAATCTGACGTCATAGAAGGATTTTTTAGAAGTAGAGTAAATGATCAATCAAGTTTTACCTTCACTCCTCCAGGAGAAGGCTTTACAAAAACAGGTACTTATAGTCAGAGTGAAACTACTGTCACCATTACCATAACAAATCATGGCCTTGCCAAAGGTGATGTTGTGACTATCGACTACACTTCTGGTTCTGCAACCGATGGTGATTTTGTAGTAGCTACACGACCTAGTGTCGATACATTTACAGTGACAGCAGCTTCTTCTGCAACCAATAGTGGTAACGTTTCAGTCACATTATCAGGGGCGGGTGAATTTGTCTGTCAATCATGGACAAAAACAATACCATACAACAATAGAGCAATATTAAACTGCACTTTCAGGGAGGTATTTGAACCATAATGGCATTACCTACAGCAGACCTTCAAGCATTAACAAATAAATCTATTATTGAACTATATACGTTGACATTGGTATCTGCATTACATGGTTCAACTGATGTGACGAGGTTTCATTCAGGTGTTGGTATGAACAGTAATGCCTCAATAATATGGCAGGGTAATACTTATGATAAATTTCCTATTGCCGCTGAAGGTTTTGAATATTCTGGCCGTGGGTCACTTCCAAGACCAACTATTACAGTTTCAAATATATTAGGAACTATTACAGCATTAATGGCAACAGTAAATGCCACGACACCATTTAATGATCTTCAGGGAGCGAAATTTGTACGCATACGCACTCTAAGTAAATTTTTAGATGCTGCAAACTTTCCATCAAATCAAAACCCTTTTGGCACACCAGACAGCACAGCAGAACTGCCACAGGAAATTTATTTTATAAATAGAAAAACTGTAGAAAATAGAGATATTGTACAGTTTGAACTTGTTTCTGCTTTGGATTTACAGGGAGTCCGCGCACCAAAACGTCAGGTCACAAGAAAAGATTTTCCAGGGGTAGGTACTTTTATAAACGCATGACTTGGAAAACTGATGCTGCAAAACACGCTGAAGAATGTATGCCAAAAGAATCCTGTGGCCTGCTTGCAGTTATAAAAGGAAAAGAGACATATTGGCCTTGTAAAAATATTGCAGAATCTGGGTTTGAATATTTTATTATCGACCCTGACGATTGGGCAGAATGTGAAGATACAGGGGAAATAATTGGTATTGTTCATTCTCATCCATATGAGCCACCACAGCCTTCTGATAATGACAAAGCAAGTTGTGAGTATTTAGATTTACCTTCACATATCTACAGCGTAAGAATGAAAGAATGGTGTTCTTTTGAACCCTCTGGCTGGAAAGCACCGTCACTTATCGGTAGAAGTTTTATCTGGGGTGTTCATGATTGCTGGTCAATAATCCATGATTGGTACAAAGAAACAAAAAATATTGATCTCAAAATATGGGATAGACCAAAAAGGATAAAAGATTTCATAGAAAATCCATTATTTGAGAAAGGCTTGCCGATTACAGGATTTAAAAAACAACCGACACATGATGATATACAAGTTGGTGATGTTTTATTGTTTCAATCAACTTCAGGTAATTTAGATCATGTTGCTGTTTATATTGGTGATAATATGATTTTGAACCATAATATAAGAAGATTAAGTTGCCGAGAGCCTTTTGATTTAGGTTATCAGCAAGCACTTAGAGGGGTTTACAGGTA